AGGAACATATGGAGATTGCAGAGGCATGTCGTAAGGTATTTACCGAACAATTCCCTGCTGTATCTGAAGCCCTAGAATGGGTCTAAATAAATTTACAATACTTTATAATTATGGCAACATATCCTGTAAAAAATAAAGAAACTGGTGAACAAAAAGAAGTTGTAATGAGTGTTCATGAGTGGGATCAGTGGAAGTCTGATAATCCTAATTGGGAGAGAGATTTCTCAGACCCTACAACGTGTCCTGGTGTTGGAGAAGTTGGAGAATGGAGAGATAAGTTGAATAACAAACATCCTGGTTGGAAACATATCTTGGATAAATCTGAAAAATCTGGTGGAATACAAGGAAGACTAGCAAAAAGAGGTATTACTTAATATGCCAAGAAGAAAAAGAAGTAATGGTGACCAACCAATTGGAGTTGGTTTGACTGCAAAACAAATGAAAAAGAAGAAACCTCTTAATTCTTCTTATTTGATTGATATTGAACCGATCACCGAAAATCAAAAAAAATTGTTTTCTTCATATGATAATGGAAAACAATTAGTTAGTTATGGGTGTGCAGGTACAGGAAAAACTTTTATTACACTGTTTAATGCATTAAAGAGTGTATTAGACGAAACAACTCCATATGAAAGAATCTACATTGTTAGGTCTTTAGTGGCAACTCGTGAAATTGGATTCTTACCTGGTGATCATGAGGATAAATCTGACATTTACCAAGTGCCATATAAGCATATGGTAAAATACATGTTTCAGATGCCATCTGATGCAGACTTTGAAATGCTCTATGGTAATTTAAAATCACAAGAGACAATTAAATTNTGGAGCACATCATTTTTAAGAGGGACTACTCTTGACAATGCGATTATAATTGTAGATGAATTTCAAAATTTAAATTTTCATGAACTTGACAGTATTATCACTCGTGTGGGTGAAAACAGTAAAATTATGTTCTGTGGTGATGCAAGTCAATCTGACTTAGTTAAAACGAATGACAGGAATGGAATACATGATTTTGTTAACATCTTGCGTAAAATGCCATCTTTTGATATAATGGAGTTTGGTATTGATGATATAGTTCGTTCTGGATTAGTCAAAGAATATCTTACTGCTAAAATTGAACTTGGTATATAATGTTTAATCATGTAGACATCAATCTTCCGAAATTACANAGGGAGACAATAGATGGAGTTCGTTATTATTCNGTTCCAGATGATGATGAATTACTTAAATTAGTATCCATTACATCTGTTACAAGTCATTTCAATAAACAAATTTTCCTTGATTGGAGAAAAAGAGTTGGAAATGAAGAAGCAGATCGCATTACAAAAGCTGCCACAACTCGTGGAACAGACATGCACACCTTGACTGAACATTATCTCAAAAATGATGATCTCCCAAAAGTTCCTCCAATATCTGATTTTTTATTTAAGATATCAAAAAAAGAACTTAAGAAGATAAATAATATACATGCTCTGGAAGGACCACTGTATAGTAAACATCTGGGAGTAGCAGGTACAGTTGATTGTGTTGCAGAGTATAATGGAGAACTAGCAATAATTGATTTCAAAACATCAAAAAAACCAAAACCGAGAGACTGGATAGATCATTATTTTGTTCAATGTATGGCATATGGGTGTATGTTGTACGAAATGAAAGATATCTCAGTTAAAAAACTTGTAATTATCATGGCTTGTGAAAATGGAGAATGNATCGTTTATGAAGAATACGACAAAGCAAAGTACATCAAATTGCTCCAACAATATATTACCAAATTTATTAAAGATAAACTTAAACTCTATGGAANACAGTAAAGAACTAGAAAAAGAGATAGAGAAGAAGTTTTTGACTGCTGCTAAGTTTTCTATGGAAATAGAAAAAATAGTCGTTGATGAAAAACTGAATTATATTGATGCAATTTGTCAGTATTGCGAAATGAATGAAATTGAGGTAGAATCAGTTTCTAAGTTAATTTCAAAGTCTTTAAAAGAAAGATTAAAGTATGATGCAATTAGTTTAAACTTTATGAAAAAGACATCTAGAGCTAAACTACCATTATGATGAAAGTATCTCAATCCCAACTAGTCCATTATCGACTTCAAGCTATGTTAAGAGAGCATAGTTTTCCTGATTTGGAGTATTTGGGTGTCAGATCTGACAGTATAGGGATCTCCCAACATTGGTATCGTATTGGAGACGCAGAAGTCCCTGTTGATGCTATTACAGAATTAGAAAGTGAAGAAACAGATGATGAAAGTGACACCATTTGAAACCTACCAGACATATCTCTCAATGAAGAGTCATTTCACAAATAAAAGATATGACTTTTTTAAGTATGGAGGTAAGTCAAGAGCAACAATGGCATCCTTTAACAAAAGAAAGGATAAATACTGGTTTGAAAAAACATCTAGAAAATATTCAAATCAAGAAATTACTGATTTCTTGTTAGCAAACTTTGTAACCACAGACGCACCACAAAATTTATGGATTGGGGAAATAATAAATTCAGGAGAAAGAAATTACGCAGACTGGATGAAACGACAGCAGAGTTTAACTTACTTGTTCAAAGAACAATCAACAGAATTACTATCGGAAAAAAAATTAGAAGAAGTATTCAATTGTTCGAGAGGTCATCCACCGATACTCAAAAAGTATCTGGGAGGACAAGTAAGTTTGGAAACTTTAGTAATTTTCGAAAAAATCTTTTCTTTTGGGAAAAAATTTGATCAGAATTTAACTGATCCAGTGTGGGAATCCGTCAGTTTAAAGATAAAAAAATATAAATCTTTTCTAAATATTAATGTATTTCCATTTAAACAAATATTGAGGAAAATTGTAAATGAGTAAATTTTTCGACTCTAATATAATTCAAGAATCAATTCAAGAAATTCATGAACTTCAAAAAGAAGTTTATAAAAATGGACTGAATATAAGAGATATGGAATCTGAAGATTTTCAGAATCATATCGAAAATCTTGAACTTTTGTTAGATAAACAAAAGATTATGTACACCAGATTGTCACTGTCAGATGATCCAGATGCGATTGAAATGATTAAAAATTTACGTAAATCAGTCAAAATTATGGGATTCCCAGAAGGGACTGATATGAATATATTATTCAGTGCAATGGAAGATACAATTGAAAAGATGAAAAACAATTGTTGACGAATGTATAATTTTTTGTTATAATCTAAACATCCAACGAATCCAAATTAATCCGAGGTATCTAAATGTCTTTTGCTAATCTTAAAAAGCAATCAAAACTAGGTTCTTTAACTGCAAAGTTAGTTAAAGAAGTGGAAAAAATGAATAACAATGGCGCATCAGGTGATGATCGTCTTTGGAAATTAGAATGTGATAAATCTGGTAACGGCTATGCTGTTATTCGATTTCTACCTGCACCAAATGGAGAAGATCTTCCATTTATAAAACTCTACAGTCATGCCTTTCAAGGTCCTGGCGGTTGGTACATTGAAAACTCTTTGACCACACTAGGTCAGAAAGACCCTGTTTCTGAGTACAATACTCAGTTATGGAACAATGGAACAGATGCAGGTAAAGACGCTGCAAGAAAGCAGAAACGTAAGTTAACTTACATCAGTAATATTTACGTTGTAAAAGATCCAGCAAATCCTGAGAATGAGGGTAAAGTATTCTTATTCAAGTATGGTAAAAAAATATTTGATAAACTCACTGCAGCAATGCAACCTGAGTTTGAAGATGAGGAAGCAATCGATCCATTCGATTTCTGGCAAGGTGCTAACTTCAAATTGAAGGCAAAGAATGTAGCAGGATACAGAAACTATGATAGTTCTGAATTCACTCCAGTTACTCCTTTGCTTGATGATGATGACGCACTTGAAGGAATCTGGAAGAAAGAATCATCATTATCTGAGTTTGTTGCACCAGAACAATTCAAAACTTATGATGAATTGAAAAAACGTCTTGGTTATGTTCTTGGCAATAGTGCTACTATTCGTCGAGATGCAGAGAGTTTTGAAGAGGATGATGATCGTGGTGAAGCAGAAGAATTAGTCAATGCTGCCGTTTCTACAACACCATCAAGTGTTAATGAAGACGAAGATGACGCACTATCTTATTTTGCTAAACTAGCAGAGTAATTATTTAACTCTGGTATTTTCAGTTCGAATTAAATTATCGTTCACATATTGAGATGATCTCTTATAGGTCATCTCATTTCTTATGTCTGTTAAAAATTGTTGTAAGAAAGATCTTTTTAAAATGTATATTGATGACTTCTCATCATTTATTCTAGTTTCGTATTCATAATTAGAAATCCCAGTTATTATGTCTGATGAACTAGGTATTATTGGATTGGTGGATATGTCAGTGACATTATTTACACTATCATAACCAACAACTTCCCTATATGAGATAGAAAAATCAGCATCTACCACCAATCCAGAAGGAAGAATTAACTTACCTTCTCTATCTTTTATCTCTTTTGTTTCATAGTGATGAATTTCGTTTATTTCTTTCAAACCATACTTATTTTCAACAAATTTATATAAATCCCTACTGGATAGTGGCCATTGATCTCGAATATTTGTAATACCAGATGATAAAATGACAACCCAATCTAAATTAGATTTTCCATAAACTTCCTCTGCAACATTATCTGGTCTAAGTCCATCTTCAATTTGATACTTATTAAAAATTGTAAAAACATTTTGTAGATCATCACGAATCTTCATTCTCCTAAAAAGATTCTTTGCAGTCACATAACTTGAATTTGATATTCTAGTTGGAAATGGTGACTGATATTCAATATTTGGTAGTTCTCTAAAATATCCCATTAGAATCCAACTCCTTCTAATCCTTGATCTGCCTCATAATCTTCTGCATAAACAGGATTCAACTCTTGGAATGTTAATGTCAACTTCATGTGCACTGGTGTTGTATCATCATATGTGGCATATGTTCCTGCACCAGTGTAATTAACACCCATATTGGTGAGTGCCATTGGTTTAAATTTATGTAAAAAATTATGATTTTTGTTTCCAGTTTTGTATGTTAGTTGAAATATGTTTGGTGACTTGATGAATAATCCTGATGTATTTTCGTCTCCTGATGATGAATTTCTTGCATTCATATTTACCTTAAATGTTCGAATTATATTTTTAATTGTTTGTCCCTCTCTGTCATCTCTGGGTGCAAGGTCAAAATCAAAACTAAATCCTCTAAGTTTAACTCCTTTAAATAAAAGTTCCATGTTTGGATTTAAGATTTGACCTTGAGTTCTTGCCAATATCCCATCAAGACTTGTATTTCCACCTAAAATATTAACTGCTTTTGATGCGAAGAAACTTTGTGCCAATCCTTGAGCACTTTTATCACCTGCAAAATCACCTAATGCTCCTCCAGTTCCCGTTATAAGTTCTCCTACTGCAGAAACAGGATTCCCTGACTTGATTGCTTTTGTTGCAATATCCATACCTCTGGCAGCTAATCCATTAATACTATCCTCACCCCAAGTAACATCATTACTATCTTGAATGTTCTCAGGCATTGGTAAAAATATATAACCCAATGGATTTTCTATATTTTTTTGAACAGCTTCTGTTGATGTGCTTAATTTAAATTTTTGATTCTGATCTCTTTTTAAACCAGGTGGTTTATATTCTACAACTTTAATTTCTAAAAAATCACTATCTCTTTCTAATTGTGAATTTGGGTATCTATAGTTAAAAACTGGAGCTCTTTTTTTTGAATTTTTATTTACTACAATTTGTTTATTATCGTCTTTATTGTTATCATTTGTAATGATACCTCTTTCACCTTTTTGGATTCTACGTATATTCCCTTGCGTAAATTTACCCTCTCCTGGTTTATCAAATAATTGTCCTGCGAATCCCATTATCGACCCTATTTTTTAACTATTTAGCAAGATTTTTGCAAAAGGTAATTCTCTTACATCAGCCAACTCATCTGACCTCACTTCATAGAGTTGTCCAGCAACTTCATTCCATGTATATTGTCGGTATCCATTCCAGTGAAAATTAATACCACGAAAACCCCATCTGAATACATCTGTGACTGCAACTAAAGGATTTTGGTCATATTGAATACCTGATGTTTTTGGATTATATACAAAAATATAGTACTTACCAACATCTGGAACAGGAGTCACTGTATCACCTAATACTTGCATCAATTCAATCATTAAATCATCAGGATCCTCTGTTCCGATTAATCTATAGACTACAGATCTAACTCGATTATCTTTATCATCAGTTGGATAACTGTTTGTCATTTCTTAATTCCTAGTTCTTTTTCTGTTAATACTTGAAATTTCCATGATCTATCTTTACAAAATTCAGTTCCTGCCTCCCATTTTGCCATATTTTTTGCATATTCACGAACCTCATAGATATATCCTTTTGTTTTTCTTTTTGGTTTTGTAGGTGGTGTGGTTTGTTTTAAAGGTTTAACTTCAATCAATTTTTCAACAATTTTTCCACTGTTTTCTCTGACTTTAACATAAAAATCTGGAAAATATCTGTGTAGTCTACCATCTATTGGAGATCGATATGGAATTGCGATTTCTTCACTTGCCCACTTCAATATGTTTTCATTTTTATCACACCAGACCATGAATTTTCTTTCCCAAAGTGATCTATAAATTATATTTGTCGGATCACCTTTGTACTTCTTAGGAAAGGATGGATAGTATTTTCCCTTATAAGACATCTAAATAGTTTATTATATAGAGATATAGAGTATTTAGATGGTTCGTCCTAAGAAAATAGGTGAGTTTAGAAACAAACTTGCAAAAACAGCACAAACTTCGCACTATCAAGTATTTTTTGATGGTTTGTCAAGAAATTTATTTAATTATCTTGCAAGAAAAGGTGTTGATCGAAGATTTATAATAGAAAATGCTGGATTACTTTGTAACTCTGCATCACTGCCAGGCAGTACTTTGGGAACAAGTGATATATTTGGTAATTTTACTGGAGTTCAGGAAAAATTTGCACATACAAGAATTTTTACAGAGTTGGTGTTGTCTTTTTATGTTGATTCAGATTATAAAATGATTAAATTTTTAGAACACTGGATTGAATATATCTCAAGTGGTTCAGAAATAAGTAAAAATTCATTCTTCTCAAAATCATCCCCTGCATACTTTTATCGTATGAGGTATCCAAGAGGTGCTAGTGGATATAAATGTGATAGAGTTAAAATTGTAAAATTTGAACGTGATTATGATCAGGAACTTGAATATACATTTATAGGAATGTTTCCAATTAGTTTATCTTCAACACCTGTACAGTATGGAAGTTCAGATACTTTACAGGTAAGTTGCACATTTAACTATGAGAGATATATTTCAGGAAAAGACAATAGTTTGAATGTACAAAGAGGTGATAACGAGAATTTTAGACTCTTCTAAAACCACTATAAATAAAAATAATGAAGTGCTGTAAACATTATGCCATTACCAAAAATTGTAACCCCAACTTATGAGATGGTATTACCATCGAGTGATCGAAAAATTAAGTATCGACCATTTTTAGTAAAAGAAGAAAAACTTCTGATTATTGCAATGGAATCAGAAGATCAAAAGCAAATCACCAATGCAATTAAAACTGTGATTGGAAATTGCATTCTAACTAGGGGAACTAAAGTTGAAAAATTATCAACATTTGATATAGAATATCTGTTCTTAAATATTCGTGGAAAATCCGTTGGAGAGAATGTTGATGTTATAATCACCTGTCCTGACGATGACAAGACTCAGGTTCCAGTTACCATTGCTCTTGATGAAATTAAAGTTCATAAAAATCCAAAACATACAAAAGATATTAAGTTAGATGAAAATCTAACATTAAGAATGAAATATCCATCCTTATCTGAATTTATTTCAAATAATTTCAATGTTGATGAAGGTATTAACGTTTCTCAATCATTTGACATGATTGTTTCATGTATCGATCAAGTATTTAATGAAGAAGAATCTTGGAATGCATCTGATT